ATGGTATTTGAACCCATTATTTTTTAACCAAGTTTCAGTAACTTCTTTGTCCTTACTTTCACGTGCGGTGAAGAATGTGATAACATGACCCTCATCGTACCACTTGTTGATTATCTCTAACGCTGAAGGGTACAATTGAGCTGTTGAGTACAAATGACTATCTTCATTCTTAATGTCGTCACAGATTGTCCCATCAATGTCAATCATGAATACTTTGGTGAATTGTTTATCGTCCACCAATATTCTTGCAACTGCAGAATGACTAACAATGTTTTTATCTGTTACATAACAATCAGGTTCAATTTCAAATTCAACCTCATCACCATCTTTTAGGTTATATTTCCCACTATTAATTTTTTTGACAGATGATTCAGATACTCTATATGAGTAATCCGAATGAATAAACCAACCTTCAACCGAGTTGATGAAGGTTGGGTCAGATTCAGAATATGTTAATTTACCCTTCATGGTTTGTTTTAAATTCATTTATTAATCTTTCAATTCGAACTCTTCCCTTTTCACCAATCGGAATTGGGTTTCCTTCTTCATCAATTCTAACAAATCTTATGTTAGTTTTCAAGACCACAACCTGATTTCCAGTATAAACATTGTGAGCTCTTGCTTCCATGTATAATGTAATTGAGGTATTACCTAATTTGCTTGGATGTCCATAAATTTTTAACAATTGACCTTCTCTTGCTGGTTTCTCAAAATAACATTTATCTATAGATACGGTAACCATTCTTGGGTTATCGCATAATTGCATTGAGTATCCTGCAGCTGCAGCGTCAATCCATGCCAATAATTTTCCACCAAATAAGTTTCCGTGAAATCCTAAATCAGATTTCTTAATTGGGTGCGTGTTCAGTAATTCCATCATTCGTTTCTTTTAACCATTCTTGTTTATATTCTTCGCAAACCTCTTCATACACTTTGTAGTGGTCTGCCTTTGGGTTTATTTTAAAGATATCTTTCACTCTTTCCATAACCTTATAGTAATATCCTCTTTCATGTGCGTGAATCAATCGTTCTTCGATTCTTTCTTCATTTGTCATAGTAAGTTGTTTTAAAGTTTTTTAAATTCAGGTTTAAGTATATTCCATATTAATTTATCGTATGGTTTTTCGTCCCACATTGCAAACATAACAGAACGATATGGTGGATGTGAATTTGTCATCACATGCTCCGCAAATTCTTTTTTAGTTGGTTCAGTTTCACGGTCACCGTATTTTCCATAACGGAAGTAATCGTGAGCTTTACCGCAGTGTTCAGAAACTTGGTAAAAACCATACTTTAATGTATCGGCATAGTCCTTAACTTTTTTGTAAAATTCGTCAGGAACATCTTTCAAAAATTCGTTAACATCACCACCATTAGATATGAAATCCCATATACCAGTAGTTGATACGTTGGTCATTATCTTATGAAGTCGTAGGTATTCTTCACCTTTGATTTTCATTCGGTCTCCATTTGAAAACTTCACAACAAATCCTTCGGCATTGCTCTCAACCATACCTTTCAAAGTGGTGTAATCTTTTATACCGTCATATCTTTTAACAACAGGGATACCTGACACGCTGTGCATATTAACAACCGCCTCATAATCCAACTCTTTACCTGATACACGACTGGTCATACCTAACACAACCAATTTTTCCTCATCACCATAATCAACTACGATACGGTTCTCAGGATATATGATTTCAAATAAAGTGGCATAACCTTTTGGTATTGACTCCAAGTTGTATTTGGTATCCAACATCTCTCTTGCTTTAACGGCTTGAGTTGAAGTGAATGAACCTCTTGTAGCAACAACCCATTTACCCTCATAGAAAAACAAGATACCCAAAGAACCATCCATCTTTTCGTAAACCTCAAATTTTTCAGTTGGGGTGTGTCGGTTTTCCTCTATGTTGAAGAATTTCTTGAATGGGTATGCAACTATATTACCTTCGTTGTCAGTTACCAAACCACGACATTGTAAAGTTACTTCATCCCATTTTTGATTGTATTGAACGTCAGGAGAATAATTCCATATAGACAATGGCAAAGTTCGGTGGGTCTGTTTAAACAGGTGACCAGTTCTACTGTATTGCTCCAAAGTGTATAAGAATTCGTTCATGGGACAAAGATACGAATTTTTTGCATAAAAAAAATCCCCACCTGTAAAAAAGATGGGGAATTCAGTAATTAAATTTGATTATTTTTCGATAATCATGTTTGTGGTTGGGATTCCAAGTCTCATCACAGGAATTGCCGAATTGGTATCCATGTCCTGTTTTTGCATGACTTCGTAAAAACCAAGTTCGCTACATTTTACGGTTGATACATTGTGAAATGTTTCTAATACTTGGGAATTTCCTCTTGGACCGTCTAATAGTTTAACAATTTTTGTTGTTGTGTTGAATGTAAGTGTTTGCATATATGTTATTTTAATTTTATTTCAAATCGGTCTTCCATGATTTGTACTTTATCTGCAGGAACCCCATGGACGTTGGTTCCCCCGTGTCTGTTTTCAACAATAATGGTATGAACTTTATATCCGTATCGTCTTGCGATATTACGATAGAATTTCATCTCCCAATCTTGTGTGAATGTGTTTGACACTACAATATTATTAAAGAAAATTGAATTAAACAAATTTTCTCTCATTCTATTTGCAACTCTTTGTTTGCAATCATTGTGAGCGTCTTTTAATTTTGTTGGGTCAAAGTTATATTTTCCCCTTTTCATAAAATACTGGTCAGCCTCAAATACTTGATATGATTTGGCAATTGACCTTGCAAATGTAGATTTACCTGAACCAGGTAATCCTCTAACTATGTATAGATTTTTCATAATTTTGTCTTCCTTTACATTTTGTTTTTTCGGTTATGTTCCAGAGTTCTTTTCCTCCGTTAACCATGTGACAATTGTGAGGTTTATCCGTTCTTTTGGAAAACCCCACGATTGTATCGTTGTGTTTATTTTTTACCACCCAAGGACATTCTTTACAGCTCGTCATATTTTTCAAGTTGTCCATATTTTTCTTTTGCTTCGTTTATACCCCAAATATCAAAAAAATCTGATTCACAATGTTCAACACCAGCATTCAATCGAATGCTGATGTCGTTTCTTGTCTCCAAAGATAACATTTCCGCAAGAATTTCCCAATTTAATACATGAAACATTTTAACCATCATCATGTAATTTGAATAATTGTTCTCCAAATCTTTGATTTGATTAATCTTTTCAGTTGCGTATCCAAATTGGTCGTCAAATAAACCCCAAGCTTTAATACATACTCCTTTCAACTCATCGAAGTATTCTTGTTTTGGTTGTTTATAATAATATTCAATCTTAATCATCCTTGGTCTTTGTTTTCAATTTCGTCTGTGTGGTGGTCGTTTTCCATTTCTGAAAGACGCTCACGTTTAATTAACATTGGAACCACTTCACGAATAATGTTGTATGGACGAAACTCAGGATGTCCATCCATACCAACATCCATTCGTTGTCCTTTACCAAAACGTAAGTTTGTTGGTAAGTGACAGTGTCCGTGAAGGTGCATTACACCCTTGTTTAATCCGTCCCAAGAACTGATTGGGTAGTGCATCAAACGGAATGTGTGGTCAGCAATTTTTAAAGTGTTGTAGTGAGAAACACTTTTGAAATAACCCTGACATCCTTGTCGGTTGTTCTCGATGTGGTGGTCGTGGTTTCCAAGAACCAAGTGAATGTTTTTACAAACGATTCGGTCCCAAAACTCTTTGATGGATTCAAACCCACCAAATGACCAGTCACCAAGACAAATCAAGATGTCGTCTTGCATCACCTTCTCGTTTATATTATTAACAATTGTGGCGTTCATCCCATCCAAAGTTTGGAAATTACGAGTTTGCCCAATTGGAATTGAACCATCTGGCATACGCCAGTTTGTCGTACCACGACAGATGTTCTTATGGTTATAATGTGGGTCCGAGAAAATCCACACATTACCTTTGAAATCTTTATCAATCTTAATCATAACACAAATCTAATATTTTTTCTTCAAACCAAAAAGGTTTTTCTCTATTTTTCCAAACTGCGAACGAAGCTTTTGCTCCACGGTAGTAATTTCTATAAGATTCCACCACAGAATCTACTTTATATTCGTCAGGCATTGCCTTCGGAGGTTCGGTGTAACCAATGTCTTGAATACTTGGTTTATTGGTCACACACCATTCGATTACATCCTGAGATTTATGTCTCTTTCCATAACGATAGGTGTATTCATAACACAACTCCAAACCAAGTTCACATAACACCAAATAATTGGTTAATGACTCACGAGCCCAAATTGCACAAGGGTGATTTTTGTGAGACAATTTGTATGGGACTTGGGGGGCGACTTGGGGGGCGACTTGGGGGGCGACTTGGGGGGTCATATGATGAACCCCACATAAAAGTTGAGCCGTTTCCAAAATCATTTTTACCACGTGCTTATCACAATGATATTGAGCACATTTTTTAATATCGTCGTCAAGGAAAAAGATGTTCATAGTTGAATTTTTAATTATTCAACAAATATACAAATTATTCTGTTACCAAAAAAACTGGATTCTGCTCTCCTGCGTGTAATCCCAAAATATTAAAGTCATAAAACTCAAAAGCTTCAGAATATGTCATACCGTCACGACCTATTAATATGTCAATTATTTTGGATTTAGAGTAAAGTACTCTACGACCATTACCAAACTCTTCAACCACACCAATAATCGCATCCTCCAAACCATCCAATAATATTGCTCCTTCGGCAATTTCGTCAATATAATAATCTTCAATAGTTCCCATAATGGAAACATAACCCTTATTTTTGGGTATGTCAAACAAATTGGGATTTTTATGGTATTTATAAATAAAAAACTATGAGAGGATATTTCGGATTAGGTCAATTATCTGCGGCTGAAAAGTCAGATATTTTAGACCAACATAAAAGTGTGTATAACGGATACCAAACAATGCAACCACAGGTATCAAACACTCAACCATTAACAGTTTATGATTTTGCTGGAGACAAAGAAGGATTGGTTGTTAATAATAAAGGTGAGGTTAAAAAATACACAAACATGGGAATCAACGAACAAGTTGAAACAAATGAAGTTTGTGATGATTGTGGTGCAATGATTATGGATGGAATGTGTACTGAATGTAATTACGGACACATGGAGGAAGAATACATGGAAGGTTCTAAAATGTGTGAACAATGTGGTGGTACTATGAAAGAAGATGTTTGTGAACAATGTAACATGGAAGAAGGTGTTGGTCATTTAGATGATATCTATGATGAGGAAGATTTGAATCCAAGTGCTGGTTTTGATTACATTGAAGGTTCATCAAATGACGTAGACACTTTTGAAGGAATGCACAAAAAACTTTATAAAGAACAAGACGAATTTGTCAATTACGATGAAAACATGGAAGACGATGACGATTTCCAAGATTACGAATCTTCTTATACTGAAGATGGTGTTGAAGACCCTGATAACGAAGATGATGGATATGAAGACCTTAACGCATCAGAAGTTACTGATGGTGAATTAGATGAACTTGATATTGCTGATTTAGTTAAAGGTAAAAGATACAAATATAATCACCCATTACATGCTGATGAATTTGAATTTGATAGTGAACACAAATATCCTGAAGGTGAAGACATGTATAGTTTTAGAAGTGGAAAAACGGGATATGCTATACCAGGAAAACAGGTGAAAGATTATGTAAGTCATTTAGATGACGAAGAATTCGGTTCAATTGAAGAACAAGGTGGAAATGTTGATGACATGGATGATGACGATGTTCAACCAGCATATAATTTTGATTCTAATGGACCTGGTGATGTTTATCCTGTAAACGAATTGGATGAAGACGATATGTATTCATACGACCCTGAAAAAATGTACGAATTTGATGATATGGAATCTGCTTGGGCTGACGAAGAATTGGAAGAGCAACCAGACATCTCAGGAGTTCAAGGGATATACGGAGCAATGGACAGAGCGTATGACTTTGATAGTGATGGACCAGGTAAGGGTGGACCATACCAAGAATTTTCTTACGAAAGTGAATTAGATGAAGATGAGGAGTTTACCTCAACCGAAGATGATTTTGAAGAGGTTGATGAAGATTTAAAAGAATCCTTTGTAAATCAACGAAACAAAATTATGGAAATGTTTAACAGATTTAATAAATTTAATTAATATAAAACCCCTCAAACGAGGGGTTTTTTTATTCTCTGTAGAATTTTGCACTTTTTCCGTATATTTCTTATTAAAATAAATGTCATGGAAATTAAGGAAATTGTTTCATACTTCTTAAATGCTGAGTCAAACATTTTAGAAGTGACGTTCAGAACTATCGCGGATAGTGATGATGTTCTTAGAACCGATAATATTGATTATTCAATATCAGAAGAATACGGGTATGTTTTGGAGTCAGATTACTTCAATTTTTTTGAAGATGATGATGAAGAAAATGATTATATGAATTTAGAACTCGAATTAGATGAGGATGTTCTCATATCATTTTTGAATGAGTATTACGAGGTTAATCCAAAGTTATTACCAAAACCTGAATACTATTAACTATTGTCTTGACAAATATAGTGTTATGTGTTTCTTACTGTTAGTGTAAGTCCCTTCGTGTCTTAAAGTTAATGACATTATACCATCATTAACTATTGTAAATGTTAATGGTTGAAATTGATTAGAACCTTTTGGTTTATATGAAAATTTAAGTATACCGCTAAAATATGCAGTATTACCGTATATGTTTGTCCATATTTGAGTTGAATCTTCGTTACCACCGTATTCCCATTTATATTCACCCGCTTGAGTTATATTTAACAAAACAAATCTTACATCCACATAGCTAAATTCCATAAAAAAATTGTTAACAGGTATAGAATCAAATGGTTTTGGTAACAAGTCATTTACACAAACTCCGTCAGTATAGATACTATCGATACCCTCGTCAGTTGTAGTGACAATTTTAGTAATATTATACATACCACTTAAAGTAACATCGCTTCGTTCAACAACATATTTCTCACAACCCGTAATGAGAACCAAAAACATCAAGATACCAACTATTCTTTTCATAGGACAAAGATAAATACATTTTTCCGATTATAAAAATATTTATTGATATGAATTTAGATGTAGATTATTTAATTGACTTTTTTACCAAAAATTCCGAATCAAGTAATGATGAAGAATTAGATGGTGAGATTGGAGAACAAGAAGGTGAGGCAGCTGCTTCATCACCCGCACCATCAACAGGTGGTGGAGGTTCTGTTCCAAAATGGGCTGATAGTTATCAGACAAAAAGAGGTAAGGCCAATATGTTAGGTAGAGCTGGCGAAAAATGGAATACAGGTTTAGCTAGAGGCTCCGCTAATCAAATTTGGTGATAGAGCATATTTATCAATATAATAATATATTTATTAGAAAAAAGATTATGAAACTACCAACTTATAGCCCAATAGAAGCTTTAAACAGAGTTAAATTAATGATGGGATACGACCCAACAAAAACTTTAACTGAAAATGAAAAATCAATTAAGACTTTAATTAAAGAAGATGATATTGATACCGATACTGAAAAATCAGTTAAAAAAGTTTTGGATTCTTGTAATTCAAGAAGTGTTGGTGAAGGTACGTTAGATGCCGCATCTATCGCAAGTGCATTTAATAAGTCATTTAATTATCAAACCGCTTATATGTTTGGAGGTACGGACGATTCTTTGTGGAGAGCACAGGCGGCAAAAATGAAAAAAGGTAACATGGATGACCTATGTAATATCAAAAAAGAGTTTGAAGATTTAGGTTATGGTGATTTTGCTCAAAAATTAGTTGATGAATTAGACGATGAAGAATTGGCAGAATTAATGGAAGCATTCGCAGCGATGAATTACAAAACTAAAAAAGAAAGTAACTTGAGAGTTGATAGTACTGAACAAAAAAATATTAATGAATTTAAGGCTAAATTCCGTTGTGTGTTTGACTCAGACTCTAATGTTGACCAAAAAGTATATTTAAATCAAAACAGATATACTTTCATTAAAGTTAGAGGTAATTCAGGTAGAGTTTATCAATTATTCTATGATGGAGCGTTAAAAGATTGGAATGGTACAAAATGGGTTGATAGTGGTAAATCGTTAAATTGTAATGGAAGACAAGTTGTTGTTGAATCACAAGAAAAAAAAAGCTTAACTGAAGATTTTGATGACAGTGGGATTAGAGTTAAAACCCCAACTCCAACAGGTGGAGGCGGAGGTGGTGGAGGAACAAGACCAGCACCTGCATATCGTAACTGTACTGGAACATATAAAAAAGGATGTAAATCTGATGTAATTGCAAAAGTACAAGGATGTTTAGGATTGACAGCTGACGGTAAATACGGAAATAACACACATACTAAACTTAGTGGTATGGGATTCGCATCATTTACTGATTCTGATGTTGATAAAATTTGTAATATACCAGCACCAGAAGTAAGTGGTGAAATTATAAAAATTGACCCGTCGAATACCGACTTTTAATATTTAAAAAAAATGAAATTTAATTTAACAGAAGGAGAAGTTAAAAATATCTTAGAGATGCACTCTAAGGTAAAAGAAGATAATAAAGTTATTTCTGAGCAAGTTACTAATTTAGCCAATATGAGTGGTGTTGAGTTAGCTAACATGAGAAGAGGTAGCAAATTGGCATTTGATACGAGTTATAATGGATTAAGTGCACTTCAGAAAAAAATAGTTGATGATAAATTGGCAGGCAAACTTGCAACAAGTACAGGTCAATCAACTAATACAAACGCAGGAAGTCCAACTAATACCAACACAGGTACTCAGTCATATGGGACAAACACAGGAGAACCTGAATTAACTCTTCAAGAAAAACTACAAGCATTGATTGATGATGGTTGTGTTAAGAATGGTGTTGTAGTTCAAATGGGTTCAACAAATCCTAATAAGCAATATGCAATCAAACAACAAAGTACATTAAATCCTAACAAATCTAGATATTTCTTTATTGATAATACTTACGGAACTGTAGTTGACGGTAAATTTAAATACGGAACTGAAAAATGGGAATGTAATTCTAATAGAATTAAATCTGACAAAGAAAAACAAGCTAAAGATAAAGCAGGGTCTGAAAGTCAAAAAGCGGCAACAGATGCTAATATAGAAAATTTGAAAAAAGAAGGTGGTTGGAAAACTTACGATGAGTTAATTGCTACCGAAACAAAGGAAAATATTAACAACCCTGCGATGTATGAAAAGAAAATTGTTGATGGTGTTACTTTATATAGAAGAACTTCAGGTAGAGGAATAACTAGTGGTTTAGATAAAAGACAACAAGAAGTTATATCTCAATTTAAGGCTAAAGGTGCTAAATTAGAAAATGAGGTAACGGCATTAGAGGCAAAGGCTTGGACAAGAAAATTAGTTAGTCCTAAATCTGATGGATTATTCTCTGAAGATTTATTTATGTATTTCCCACCAAACACAATTTCAAATACTGATATAACAACAGCATTTGAAGATGCAGTTAGAGACCAAACACCTGAAAGTCCTGAAGATTGTAAGAAAGCAATTGAGGCATACTATATGGCGTTTAAGAAGAAAAAAGTATTTACTGATGATGTACTTAGTTCGATGAAAGAAAAAGTACAGGCATGTAAAAATGAATTTTACGGTTCATGGGGGGCATTTGGAGGTGGAAAAACTATTGATGGTTACTTAAACATGTTAAGTGGTAAAGCGTCAGGTGGACCATCTTCATATGGTGAAGATTCAAAATGGAGACTTAAATAATATTTGATATGTTAGAGAAAAAAATAAGAAGGTCAATTATTGAGGCTAAAGAACAAAAAGAAAGACAATTGATTGAAACTCATTTAGTCAAGAGTAGACTTTCTGTTCTTGTTGAACACATTCAATCTGAAGAAGATTTTAATAATTTATCTGAAAGTAAAAGAATACAATTATCTTTTAATATTTTACAAGAACTTTCTTATTTAGAGTCGAGTGGATTATTATCAGAACAAAATTTGAGTGGAGTGTTTAAGTCTTTATTCGGAGGATTGTTTGGTAATGTAACTCAAACAGTATTTGAACCTTTAATTGGTAAATTAATTTATCCGTTGTTTGGTCAAGGATTCCTTTCTAATTTTATCATTTCATACTTAACATCAAGACCGTCAGAAGTAATTAGGGCAATGTCAGATTGTAAATTAATGACAAAATTAGTCGCTGAAAGTGTTGTTGAAGGTATGATTATGTCATTGCAAAGACAAAAAGGGTTTGATGCTCCTGGGTATTCATTTTTAAGAAACACTCTTGGTGATGTCATCAAAGGAACAGGATTTGTTTCAGGTATTGAAAACAGTATCTCTAATACAATCTGTAGTCTTTTTGGAAAATTTGCAGACAATGCTGAAAAAGTTAAATCTAAATTAAAAACATCTTAATTTAGAAAAAGAGATTCACAGGGTGAAGACCCTTGAATATAAATGAGAACTAAAACAAAAGGGGGTGTTCCAAATCTCAAAAAAAGAAGGGTTAATTACCCTTCTTTTTTGTTTTAACAATCTCGTCAATGATTCCGTATTCAAGAGCGTCGTCCGCACTTAACCACAAATCACGAGTGGCGTCTAAAGTAACTTGTTCTGTAGTTTTACCACAATAAGAACCCAACAAATCAAAAAGAATTTTATTTGTTTTTTCCCATTCAATCATATTGATACGAGCGTCTTGGATATTACCATAAGCCCCACCTGATGATTGATGTAACATTGTTCTGGAGAAACGTAATGATGAACGTTTACCCTTTGTTCCCGCTCCTAACAGAACTGAACCCATTGATGCCGCCATACCTGTATTTACGGTACGAATATCACAAGAGATGTATTCCATAACATCAACCATGGATAGACCTGATTTAACACTTCCTCCTGGTGAGTCAATGTGCATTGTAATGTCAGATTTATCACTTGAATCTAAGAACATCAATTGTGCTTGCACGATTGTTGACATGCGGTCATTGACTGGACCTGCAACCCATAACAATCTGTCTCTCATTAATCTTGAGAAGATGTCCATTTGAGTTGCTCTCATCTCTCTTTCTTCCAAAATGTATGGTGTCATTGATGATTCGATTTGTTGTGAGAAATAATCTAAATGTGAAGATGGTTTCCCTAAGTGTTTTGTGTAATAAGCTTGAAATTCTTTTCCGTAATCCATGTTTAGTATTTTAGTGTGGTACAAATATAGTTAAAATAAAACAAACCTCAAAATCAATTTGGATTATTCTTCAGTATTTGGAGTTTCACTTTCGTTAGGTGATTCAGTCATTTCACCTTCAGGCATACCTAAGTTTACTGCAGTACCTTCTTCAACATCTTCATCACATTTGTAAATGTGTACTTGGTTGTTTTGTTTAAATACGATAACTTTCTTAACTCCTTCACCTAATTTAACATCTCCGTTAATATCAACGACAATACCTTCATCGTCTCTGAAGATAAGTCCTAATGCTCTTGCGAAGATTAATGATGCGTTAATCAAATCTTGTTGGTTTTCACCTGTTTGTTCTGGGTTTGTGTAATTTTCCATTTTTATATATTATTTGTTTTTTATAAGTTTAATAATTTATTTTAATAAACAAAGGATTCCTGATACTCAGTCCAAGCCTTGTTTAGTGTCGCATTATCATTCATAATGGATGGAACATAAGGTTTATGTTTCATTACCATTTTTGCTTCCTCTGGAGTTCTATTACCCTTTCTAAGATTACATTTAAAACAACAAGTGACCAAGTTAGTCCATTCGTTTTTTCCACCACGAGATTTAGGAATAACATGGTCCAAAGTTAATTGTTTAACTGAACCACAATATACACATTCGTGATTATCCCGTTTATAGATTCGATTTCGATTCACCTTTGAAGTCTTTCTACTGAATTTGATATAACTCAACAATCGAATGATTAATGGTCTAACATAAGCTGTAAAATTTGCGTTAATCGGATTGTCATCTGATTTTATAATTTCGGCTTTACCCTTATCTACAAGGATAAACCCCCTCCTTGTTGAAGTTAAATTCAAAGGAGTGTAGTCGTAGTTTAATACCAATACGTTACTCATTTTTTCAATTTTTTATAAGGATAGTTTATTTTCTTTACAAAACAAAAAAAGGGATGAAAATTTCACCCCTTTATTATAAAGTAGACTTATTTACGGTTTATGGTTCGAGATTTTCCACTTCTCATCGCGACCTGTTCTCATTTTTGGTTTATCCAAAAGACACCTTTATTTTGTCTTACCTATAAATATAGGCAAAAGTCATTGCAGATTCAACTTTTTATATTATCTTTGTTATATGAAAAATCAACTCCCATACTGCAAAACATCTGAAGCAATTAAAGGTTACGATAATTCTGTAATTGCAAAAAGTGAGAACAATGATTGTGTTGTCCGTGCAATTGCGTCAGCATTTGAAATTCATTACGATTATGCTCACCAAACTGTTGCTGACACATTTGGTCGTAAACCAAAAGAGGGTACTCGTGGTTTTGTGTACGGGATGAATAGAATCGCCAAAGACCGTACACGTATTGGACGTAAGTGTTGCAAGATGATGGGTAAACCTATGAGTCAAAATTCTTCATTTAACACTCTTAGTTATGAGGTTAAGGTTAAGGGTCAAAAAGTTACTCGTCAAATGACAGTTGGGACATTTGCAACCAAATACCCAAAAGGTACTTACATCCTTACCGTTAAACAACACGCATTCACAATTAAGGATGGTATTGTAATTGGGAATCTTGAGGACTCAACTAAAAAACGTAAAATTGTTCAAGCGGCTTGGAAAGTTGGAAGTTAATTAATATCTTTGTGGTATGGAAAAATTTAGAATATATTTGGACGACGTAAGAACTCCTGTGAGCCCTAATAACGAATGGGTTGATAATGTACCTGAATGGACTGTTGTCCGTTCTTACGATGAGTTCGTACAGAAGATAAACTCAATTGGTTTGGAGAATATTGAATTGATTTCTTTGGACCACGACTTGGGTGATAGTGCAATGAAAGAGTGGTTGCATGGTGTTGTTAAAAACTATGAAATCAACTACGATAACATTACCGAAAAAACAGGTATGGATTGTACCAAATGGTTGGTTGAGAAGTGGATGGATGGTGAACCTGTTGTTGATGTTGTTGTACACTCTGCAAACGCAATTGGTAGTGCTAATATGATGGGTTATATCAACAATTACCGTCATATTAACAGATTACCCCAAAATTGTGTTAGAGTTATTTGGGAACACACCGTATAAATTTGTTGGTGTATGTATTTAAGATATAAAAAACCCTCATATCATGATAACAGAACCAATTATCCAAACTCAAGAAGAGGAAGTTGAATTACTTCCAATTCTAACTCCAGTCGAAGATGAGTGGGATAATATCCACGGAGATATTTTCCACTTCTAAAACTTCAGGACCCTTAGCTCAGTAGGTTAGAGCAACTGACTCATAATCAGTAGGTGCACGGTTCGAGCCCGTGAGGGTCCACAAACTTAACAAAATAAACAACATGCCAGAGTTTAGTACATACATCGACATCGAACCGTCAGAATATGTTGACGAGTGTTCAAAAAGTGATATTAAAGAACTGATTGAAGAATTAGTTATTCACGGTTACATTAACAAAAGTGATAGTTTAATTGACAAAGAGAAAATTAGTTTAATGGAACAAGAGTTCCATGAAAAACTTGACAAACTCAAATCAAAATACTACAACTTATCACCTGATGATGAAGAAACTTTAAAAAACTTATTTTTAAAATACGTTTAGGATTGATTTTTTGACTTTTAGTACTATTTATACTATAATTACAACAATGAAAAATTTGAATACACTTTTAGCAACTTTAGCACCGACGAATGGCGGAGGGAGAGATTTATGCTCACGTGTTCAGATTTAATCAAAGGTAATAAGAAGCCAAAATGATTGACCCTGAACACAAAATGTTCGGGGTTTTTTGTTTTATATGAGTTTTTTATTATCTTTGTAGTGTTCTTTGACTTATGGGAAAAATATAATCGGGGTGTAGCGTAGCCAGGTATCGCGCTTGGTTTGGGACCAAGAGGTCGTAGGTTCGAATCCTGCCACCCCGACTGAAAATTGGCACGTCGCTCAGAGGCCGAGAGCATCAGGCTGTTAACCTGACTGGGAAACCACACCGTAGGTTCGAATCCTACCGTGTCAGCAATTTTTTAGAACTATCAAATATTTATTAATATAAAATGTTAATGTTATGGAACGATATTCTAAAGAAATAATCACTCTACGAAAAGAAGGGAAAACGTACAAAGAGATTGTAAACTTACTTGGTTGTGCATTGTCAACAGTTTCTTACCATTGTAAGATTCATAAACTTGGAGATAATAACCAAAAAATTTCTGAAGATGAAATTAAAAGTTTTCAAATACTTTATGATACTTTAGGTTCAGTAAAGAAGGTTATGAAAAAAACAAATAGGTCATTTGAAACTATTAAAAAATATGTTAAAACGACTGAAAGACAAAAAACAACAACTAACTCTGAGTCGGTAATTTTGTGGAGAAAAAGAACTAAGATAAAACTTATAGAATATAAGGGAGGTAGATGTGAAATATGTGGATATGATAAATGTATGAGAGCTTTGAGTTTTCATCATAAAAATCCAAATGAAAAAGATTTTTCTATTTCAGGTAAAAGTCTTAGTTTTGAAAAATTAAAGGGTGAGGTTGATAAATGTATGTTAGTATGTTCAAATTGTCATTCTGAAATTCATGACGGAATGTACAATTAGGTGTAATGCGAGAGTAGCTCAGTTGGTAGAGTACAACCTTGCCAAGGTTGGAGTCGCGAGTTCGAATCTCGTTTCTCGCTCCATTGCGGGAGTAGCTCAGTTGGTAGAGCGATAGCCTTCCAAGCTATAAGTCGCCAGTTCGAACCTGGTTTCCCGCTCAATGAGTAAGAGATACTCAGTAGTTTTGGTACCGTTACTGATAAATGGTATAGTCGTCGCCTCACACGGCTTTATGGAGGAGGTCGTCGGAAGAAAGGCAAGAACACCATCTTGACCTCCGAGTATATGGTTGACTTTTAAGCGGTAAGACGCGATGGGTTTTGAATAGAAAAACTATGAATATCTACTCCCTGTAATCTCAGGGTGGGAAATGTGAGAGTAATCGGTCGAGCTACATCTAGCCGTTAATCACAATATTGGTTTGGAAACAGAGGTAGCCGTGACTTTTCCAACCGAGCCAACCAAGCTTACTATGATACGGGTTAATACCTGTGGATTAGAGGTGACGGTCAGGAAAGACTGACAATTTTGGTCCTGAGGTCAAACGGTTAAGATATCTCCCTGTCACGGAGTATGGAGCGGGTTCGACTCCCGTCAGGACCGCCAGGGGCTCGGTGGAAGCCCATGAGTAGGTGATGAGTCTACGTCCGCCAAAATTGCCTCCTTAGCTCAGCAGGTTAGAGCGGCTGATTTGTAATCAGCAGGTCGTTGGTTCGATTCCGACAGGAGGCTCAAAAGTTTTTAATAAAAAACAACACGATTACCAAATTAATACGTTATATTTGTATAAACTTAAAAACATAAATAAGATGACAGAAAATGAACACAGATTTGAACGAAAATTACGTATTGGTTTTGGTCTCATAATTGTTGGATTTGTTATTTGGATGATGAGTTCATGTTCGACATCACAACACGTTGATTGTGATGCTTACGGTCAAATAACAACACAACAAGTTGACAAGACTAGTTAAAACAGGGGGTTACATGTACCAAGGCTTGGCGAGAAACACTTGCAATGTTTCTGAGGTGGGTTCGATTCCCACTAGCTCCACAAAATAGAAATTATGGCACATCCAAATTTACACGCAAAAAGTTCGGCAAAAAAATTCGGTGGAAAACCTGAGGATTATATTCATCTACATGAGTGGATGGATGAAACCAAAAGTTGGTTGGGTGATTCATTACATAGAATGTTCCGACACCATAGTGAAGGAATCTTTGAAATGGAAAAACGATTTGGTCCTGAATTTACAAATAGCGATGGGAAAATAGTTTATACTCGATATGTTGGAGAACAACATGTTAAGGAAGATTGTAATAATTATATTCCATGTGCAAAGGAATGGATTACCAATATTTCAGAAAATAAACGACCTCAATGGATGTTGAGGACCATGAACATAGAAGACTGATATTTAATAGTATGAAAGGAATACTAACACCAGAAGAAAAACAATACTTAAGAAGAACTGCAAATTATCTTGGTTCTTTAGGAATGAGAAATGGATACATTGATATTGAAATGGAACAAGATGATGACCGAATTAACTCTAAAGACGTTAATTGGCGTCATGTAACTAAATTTGAAAACAACTATAGTGCAGATATTCCTGAAGGATTGAAACCCATTTTAAAAAAAGTACTTGAATATGTCGATTCATTAGATAATTTAAATAATGATATTATTGATGACATCAGTCACCAAAGAATTGAAATCAATATTAATGGTGAAGATAAGGAGATTACAGTTAGACATGAACTTTATTATTACAGTCGAGATGATGGTCATATGGTTGAATACGATTCTGAAGATGATATAGAAAGATTTAACCGATGGATTGACGAAGATTTAGAAGATGTTGAAGTGCCTTCTGACGGTATTTTAACTTTACCTTACAATGGTGGTGGTGATTCGGGATATATTGAAAGTTCTTTTGAACCAACTGGTGATGCAGTACCTGCAAGTATTGAAAATTGGTGTTATAGTGAACTTGAAAGTCATTTTGGTGGTTGGGAAATAAATGAAGGTTCCGATGGGGTTTTCATATTCAATTTCAACGATTCAACTGTTACTTTGGAACACACATACAATACAGAAGAAAATCAGACCGATACTCTTTATGAAGAAAGTTTTGACAAGTAAGTTGTATCTTTAAGTAAAATCAATTATATTTGTACCATAGTAAAATAAATGCTCGGGTGGTGGAATAGGTAGACACGCCAGACTTAAAATCTTGTGGGCTTTACGCCCGTGCGGGTTCGATTCCCGCTCCGAGTACCAAAATATGTCTTCGTAGCTCAGCTGGATAGAGCAACTGCCTTCTAAGCAGTAGGTCACAGGTTCGAATCCTGTCGGGGATACAATATATCATATCTTCAGGTACCCGTACCGCAAACGTAGGGTTAAGTAAGATACAATTTCGTGTTACATTTATGTAAAAGCGGGGAGTAGAATGCCTGTCTGATGTGATATATATGCCTTGGTGGTGGAATGGTAGACACGTATGTCTTAGGAACATATGTCTTATGACGTGAGGGTTCGAGTCCCTCCTAGGGTACAATGAAAATAAACATTTATGCGGTTATTATTCTTTTGGTGAATTTTTCGTTTTCTGTATTTGCAATACACAAATCAAATACATATCAAACACCATCAAAAGATAGTATAAATCAAATAGATTCAGTTTTTTCAATAAAAATATTTGACAAAAAATAAACTTTTACTATACTTCAGTATAATTATAATACAATGAGAACAACAATGGTCCATATTTCGTCGTTTAAGCAACAAGAGATTTGTAGCTGGTATCGCTATGTGGAAAATTGTAGTTCGGAAAATAAGGTAAAATAACAAGTTAGAAATAACAATAAGGTTAAACCCCGAACTTCTAAAAAAAGTTTGGGGTTTTTTTTTACCCGATAGTGCAAGATTAGAAAAAAGTTTTTATCTTTGTACCATCAAACAGAATGAGAGTGTTCTTTGACATGTTGGAAACCAAAATAGTCCTTTAACTCAGCGGTAGAGTTCTTGCCTTACATGCAAGCGGTCGTAGGTTCGAATCCTACAGGGACTACATAAATGGTCGGTTCATCTAGGGGTCAGGATTCAAGGTTTTCATCCTTGCCACACGGGTTCGAATCCCGTACCGACTACAAAAAAAGATTTGGTAGATTGAAATAATCTACTTATCTTTGTAAAACATTGATAGTGGTTTTCCCCACCCAACGGATGTCGACAATCCAGGATGGAATCGGAATTCATCACCCTTTCTGCCGAGGCCTCGTAAAACTACGATTAAGCAGTTAAGATTGGAGCGAGATGGGTACTCCATCACTATCAACAATATTTGGTGTGATAGCTCAGTAGGTAGAGCAGTAGACTGAAAATCTACGTGCCGCAAGTTCGATTCTTGCTCTCACCACGGAGTCCTGAAATAACAGGAAACCCCCACTCCCATATGGCAGTCAGTCCGTTAACCTGATGAAGTGGGGTAAATAGTCAAGTGGACGTAATGCGGGATGGTACCCAAGTCCGAAAAACACCACGGTCCATAACCATTTGGACGCGAGAAGTTATAAGGTTGTCTAATCCGTCTTGAACGGTATTCGGTTCGAGTCCGACCTTGACTACAAAAAAATTTTGGCAGTTTGAAAAATTGTTGTATCTTTGACCTATGAAAACGAGAGAGAAACTTTATAAGAGTGTAAACGGGGAATACCTATATTTGTTTAACTGGGTTGAGGGAGGATTCAACGATGTTTGGGCTCCAAACAAAAAAGAGGCGTATCGCCGAGTGGTGAATGACCGTAAAGAGTGGGAAGAAAAAAATCCAACTTACTCTAAATTACGACCTGACTACAAATCGATGCGTCGATGTACTTACTCCGAATACGAAGCACAGAATCGTATGGGTTGGATGATGAGTATGTAAGATACTGTTGGTAGAAAATGCGTAGATTGATAAGCGTGGAGAGACGTGACGCAAGGGTACACACTAAGGACAGGTAGACATTCTTAATTGTATTGTCGTAATTCCCAACTCTCTAATGGTGTGTGAAGTCGTGAGACGGGATTCCTGATAAAGTCAATCACTATCAACAAACATGGTGGCTATAGCTCAGTAGGTAGAGCAAAGGTTTGTGGTACCTTGTGTCATGGGTTCGATTCCCATTAGTTACCCAAATACGGAGAGATGGCAGAGTGGTTGATTGCGTCAGTCTTGAAAACTGAATTACGGGAAACTGTAACGGGGGTTCGAACCCCTCTCTCTCCGCCAAAGTAAAGAGAACCGTGAGTCCGCGGATGGAAACAACTACAGGACGAGCATACGTCATACTTTACTTTAATTAGTCAGGTTTGGTACAAGGTCGGTTCGAGTCCGATGGCAGGTCATGGATGTCGGGTAGCTCCCTGTAGAGAGGTTCAATTCCTCTCCTGACTACAAAAAAATTTGGCAGATTAAAATATTAGACATATCTTTGTATTATGAAAAACAAGGAAAATTTAGAATATTGGTTTTGCAAAATAGGTCCTATTGACAGAAGTGAAATACCTTTTGGTGGTGACGGTCCATTGAGAAGTGCCGTTGAAGATAAGTTTATTGATATGTTTGGAGAACAAGCGAAAACCTGTGGTAGTGGTTGGGGATTAAAAGAAGAAATGAAAACAAGATTGGATATCATTTCTTACCTACATATCACAGACCCAAGTGGGGAAATGTTAAAACAAATTGATGAAATCTTGAATAAACGACCGATGTTTTAAATTAAAATAGTCAGGTGGCGGAATGGTAGACGCAATAGGTGAAAATACCATACAGATGTTCACCCATCTAATGCAATGGTTTACAGGTTCGAATCCTGTCCTGACTACACGGTTCGGTTCATCACCGAATAGTATGCCCAATACGATGAGAAGTGAGGTGATACTTCACATGGGATTTCTGATAGAGAAAGGCTCTATCTGGTTTGACTAGCCACGGGGAAGAGCAAAGGGAGTTAAAGAACAACGTACTCTCATAGTCAATTTATTGTCACGTAACTCAGCGGTAGAGTTCTTCTCTGATACGGAAGCGGTCGTAGGTTCAAATCCTACCGTGACAACACAATGTCTTCGTAGCTCAGCTGGTTTAGAGCACTTCACTTTTAATGAAGGAGTCACAGGTTCGAACCCTGTCGGGGACACTATAAGGTCGGTTGGTCGAGTGGTTTAGGCGGTAGTCTGCAAAACTATCTACACAGGTTCGATTCCTGTACCGACCTCAATATACACGTCTGTAGCTCAGTTGGTAGAGCACTGGTCTCCAAAACCAGGTGTCGGTGGTTCGAGCCCATCCAGTCGTGCAAAACTAACACAGAATGAATGATACGAGCCACCAAAGTTCGAAAGGAGTCAGGGTGTTGGTTTAACTTATAGGTTGATTGGGGAAGTCCATAACGTTAACGTGTCAGTAGTTCGTTGTTGTGGGGGAGTTTGAACTGTCATAGTAACGCCAATCGTAAAAACAGATGTCCACTGAACCATCTTCTGTTTTCCTAAATTGGGTCAGTTGAGCAATTGGTCGGCTCGCTAGTCTGTAAAACTAGTTCATTTGTGACGTGTAGGTTCGAATCCTACCTGGCCCACTTAAATTGTCCTGTGGTGTAATTGGCAACACGTCTGGTTTTGGTCCAGAAGAGTATAGGTTCGAGACCTGTCGGGACAACAATTGGTTTTGTGGTGTAACGGAGAGCACATGAAGCTACGGACTTCAGAGTGAGGGTTCGAATCCTTCCAAAACCACCATGGCGATGTAGTTCAGTGGTAGAACACTTCTTTCATACGGAAGGGGTCGGTGGTTCGATACCACCCATCGCCACTATATTGGAATGTAGCTCAGTTGGTGAGAGCAGTTGTCTTATACACAACAGGTCATGGGTTCAACTCCCATCATTCCGACAATAGGAAGGTTACCCAAGTTGGTGAAGGGGTCAGTTTGCTAAACTGATAGGTCAAGTAATTGGCGCGAGGGTTCGAGCCCCTCACCTTCCGCAAAAGTTGACAAAAAAGGATTTAAAACCTATATTTGTAGTATGGAAAAACTATCAAAAATAGGGAACAATATAGTGGGTTCTGAAATCATCAAAATCTCACAACAAATCAAAGAAATCTCTAAAACAAAACCTGTAATCAATTTAACCATTGGTGATTTTAATTCAGGATTTTGGCCAATCCCACCAAAATTGAAACAACACATTGAACAATGTTATGAGGATGGTTTGACCAATTATCCTAATTCTCAAGGTGAGATTAATTTAAGAGAATCGGTTTCCAAACATATTAAACAACAATTTGATGTAGATTATTCTCCTGAGGAAATCTTAATTGGTGGTGGAGTTCGTCCGTTGATTTATACGGTTTACAAAGCGACCACAAATCCAAACGAATCAGTAATTTATCCTGTTCCATCTTGGAACAATAACCACTATTGTTTTTTACATGGAGTTGAAAAAACTGAGATTGAATGTCTACCTGAAAATTCATTTTTTCCAACTGTAAGGGATATTGAGGTTAGGATTGGTGACAATACATCTTTGATTTGTATTTGTTCACCACAGAACCCTACAGGTCGTGTGATTGACCCTGAAGTTCTTAAAGGTATTTGTGAGTTGGTGGTCAATGAAAATAAAGTTAGGGCAAGTCAAGTCGGTTCAAGACCTTTGTATTTGTTCTTTGACCAAATCTATTCTGACATCACACAAGATGGTAAATTTGTACATCCAATCAAACTATGTCCTGAAATCAGACCATATTTGATTTGTGCTGACGGTATTTCCAAATCACTAAATGCCACTGGTGTTCGTGTTGGTTGGTTGTTTGGACCAAAAGATGTTATTGGAAAAATGACTGAAGTATTGTCTCACATTGGAGCATGGGCACCAAAACCTGAACAACATGGTTTGGACAAATATATTAGAGAAAATTATGATGATTACCTGTGGCATGTCAATTATGTTAAGAACGAATATGAATGGATTACGCATAGTATCTGTAAAAAGTTTGAAGAGTTAAAAGAAAAAGGTTTTAACGTTGATTGTCAAAGACCAGAAGGTGGAATCTACATTTCAGTTTATTTGGGGTATGTAAATTCATTCGACTCAACTGAAGAATACATTTCATTTCTAATTAACAATTGTGGTCTTGGAATTGTACCATTTGAATATTTTGGTTCAAAAGAAAAGGGATGGTTCAGAATTTCGATTGGTAATATTTCCAGTAGTAATTTGGACGATGTTATTAACACAATTGAAAAGTCGGTAGTGAAATCAACATCTTTTGTTAATTCTAGGATATTTTAAAAAAAATATTTAAATAAATTGACGAATCAGGGTTCCTAACTTATATTTATCATTCATTGAATATGAAAAACATTATGAAAAACACAATTCTTACATTATTCACAATCGTAGCTTTAGCCTCTTGTGGACACGAAACAACTGAAACTAAATCTGATTCAACCATGGTAGATTCTGTTATGGTAGATTCATCAACAATTGATTCAACCGTAGTTGCAGACTCAGTTGAAGTTGAGTCATCTGTTGAAACTAATTAATTGGTTTTTGACTACAAACAAAAAACCCACTTTTCAGTGGGTTTTTTTTATTATAATAATCCTTTAATTCTGTTAATATTTTCTTCTAACTTTTTACTTGGTTTCTTATCGAATGATTTTTTTAAGTTTTTATAACTACTTAGAAAAAATCCATCATCAGGTGAACTATCATCATTTTTTGGTTCTTCTGGTTCTTTAGGTTTTTCGTCAGAAGATTTTTTTAAACCTCTATATAAACTAGTAAATATACCAACATCTTCGCCTTTATCTTGTTTAGTGTTAGGAGGCGTTTCATTATCAAAAACAATTGAAGTCCTGTTTTTGTTATGTTTATATAGTGTAACCAAAACGTTTGAATTTGTTGTACCTAAAACAGTGCCAACCCCAACCCTATCTTTTATTTTTTGTGATGGAGATGTAATACCGCAATATTCCAAAAACCCATCCTCAAATTCTATAACAATTTGGTTAATACAAGATGTGTTATTTATTACGTCGACAATTTTTCCTGAAACAGGACTTTTAATTTTTGTATTTGAATTTCTTGGAATTAATACTTTACCTCCTCTAATTTTTGCACCAACACCAAACGTACCTGGTTTAAATGATTCTTTAATACCCATAGAATTTAATATTGAAAGACCAATTTTACTTGCAAAATTACTTGAACTTGGTGTTTCTGTGTCTTGAGTACTGTCCTCTGTCGATGTAGTATTGGTTGAAGTTTCTGTTGAACTTGATGTTGGTTGTTGACTTGGAGAACCCGTCATGTTTGATACGTGAACATGGTTATCATGACCTTCAAATCCAAAAGTTAAAACTGCCTTTGGGTTACTTGGTCCTTCGGCATTTTTATTGTACCCCATTGACACTAACGCAGCTACTAATTTGTCGGCATCTGCTCGATTAGATGGACTAACCGCTTTACCATTAATCATGGCAATATCAACGGCATTTCCTGTTGTGTGTCGGCTTGTATTACCACTCTTAGTTTTGTTCCCGTGTCCACTAATTCCAGTTGTAACACTAACATTTACACCAGCACTTTTTGCAGCATTTTGGATGTCCTGTAATAAAGTGGTATTGATATTATCTGATGCGGGATTACCGTGGCCAATATTCCTGAAATCAATATTGTTGTAGGAATCCGTAACTTCAAATACCAAGTTTTTATTTTCATTTATGATATTATAACTTGATAATATATCTTCAATTAATTTTTTTTGATTACTCATAATCATAAATAGTTTAACAATAAAAAAAACCGACTATTGGTCGGTTCTTTTAGTGTAGACCAATCTTTTGATTTCTGACTTAACAGGCTCTTCAGATTGGGGTTCAGGTTTATTTACTTTCTTTTTAAAAAACGATTTAAAAAAATTAATAATTTTATTTAATGTTGTCTTGATTGTTTTCATATCTTTCCAATGGAATTATCATCCACATCAATAAGTATGTGATAATAATTGGAAATGGTGTAAAAACTAATGCAACAAAAATAATTCTTATTATTGATTCATCAATATTGAAATATTCTGAAAGTCCTTTACATACTCCCACAATTTCTCCATGTGGTCTTTTTAATCTTTTCATTTTCCTTGTTTGTCTTTTTCTGATATTGTAATTTTATTAACTCCACTATGTTCAAAAACTACATTTGACACTGTTGGGTTTTCAAACCAACGCAAACTATGCTCACTTTCAGGGTTATAATCACCCTCAACCATGTAAACAACAATTGTATTAGGTTCAAGTGTTAAAAATCCGTGAGCCATGTTATTCGGGATGTATACCGCTTGGTTTTCATTAACCTCACAATAATCAGTTTCACCTGTTTTTAAATCAACCATAAAGTCGATAATTGAACCCTGAACCACTTTAACGTATTTTGTCTGTGGTGGATTGGTTTGGTAATGTAATCCTCTAAAGGTAAATGGCTCAGTATTGATACTGATTGAACATTGAGTCCAATCAATATCTAATACCTTTGTGTTTATCGGTGTGTAAGACCCCCTATCGTCTTTGAATGTTTCGTGTTCGTGTTTAATCATTTAAAAATTTCAGTATTTTATCTTTTATTCCTGATTGTTTGATTCCTTCATTTGAAGACGGTGTCAATACGAAATTATCTAATCCCCAATCTTTCCAATCCTCTCCATTCTTACCCATATCAAGGTCATCAACTGCGACCCAATGAGTAACTTCAGGATGGTCATGTAAGAATTGTTTAATCTCGATAACACGGGTCATTTCCAAATCCCAACGAGGAGACCAAATCCATATCATATCATTATACCATGTACATTGACCCAAATTAGTTGTTAATGCGATTGGTTTTTTGATGATACCTTTTGATTCGTAATATTCTCCCATTTCTTCGAGATTAGCCCACCTCTTCCAATCAGAAGACGTTACAATTTCGGCACCTGTTTCTTCCAAGATTTCATTCAAAGTCTTAACAGCTTTTTGATTAAAGTTATCAAAACGATATTCAAGGGGCATTTCTGATGTTGTCATAGATAATTTACGACCACCCCATTTTGTTTGTTTCTTAAATCGACCACCCCACTCTGAAGATAAACAGATTACTCCATCATGGTCCAAAAATATAACTTTCATAACGCAAATATAGTATATTTATATAAAAACACAAAGCATAATAAGCATAAAAGTTTAATTTATATCTATGGACGATGATAGTGAAAAACAGAACTTGGAGAAGAACGTTTCAAGACAATCTCTCCCAAATCTCTTTAATGTTGGCGTTATTCTTCAATCCTTTTGGATTCGATGCCGTTCAATATGCTCTAATGTTGTGGACAGGGAGTTTATGGAAAGCCAACTTTATTTTGTATTGTGTTGCGGCAGTATTTTTTGGTTTTTACTTATATTTGAGGAAATTATCTAAAAAACCTTAAAGAGCTTCAAGTTGTCCTTCTTTAAACCTATCAAAGTTTGGACCTTTTTTCAAATAGAATTGACTACCTTTTTTATTGTAATCTAATATCCCCGCTAATTTTGCCGAATTAAAAAATCCACTATGTTGACCTCTCCATTTGGATGAGATATGCCAATCTTCCTGACCAGTTCTTGAATAATATGGTTTTCCTTTAACATCTTTCTTTTTTAGAAGTCCTGCATTAGTTAAGAAATCCAATTTGGTACCTTCTTTCCCTGATTCTAAATAATCCACAAGTTGTTTAACCAAACCTGAATCCTGTCTCTTGAATGTGTATCCATAACTTGACCTATTTGGAGACCACACGGTTTTTCCACCATGTATTTTAGACATAAATTCGGGACTGTTTCTTAAAGAATATACTACCCATTTTTTAATTTCCTCACAAAACCTGTTAAATACTTCTTGAGGAGAATTACGACGGTCTGTAAAATAATCATGATTAAACAATATTTGTCTATATCCGTCAGGTAAATCCGCGTTGATTTCCGTGAACCATTCCCCTCTTGGTGAAAATGATACATCAAAGAATACTAAATTGTTTTGATTACTTGGTTTAATTCCATATGAAATATTTAAATAATAACTATCAACATTATCTTCATCTATTGATATATTTAAAGTTGCTTGACCTAGTTGTTCATTATAGTTAGTTCTTTCTGCTTGGTAGAATTCTAATCCAACATTTTCTTTAGTTCTAAGTTCTTTACCAATATCGAAGAACGAATAATTTTCCCAATCAAAGATTTTATCGAAAATATGTTGTCGGTATTTTTCTTGGTCTTTATCCCAATCATTTCTAATTGTTTCAATAACTTTTGGTGCACCAAGATTAAATACGTCTTTTTCTCTGTCGGTCATTCTCTCATCGGTTGCGTCATACCATGTCTCAGCACCAGGTTTTTTGTGAATGGCTATTTTGTAGAACTTATTACTCCTATCAAATTTTTTCAAAATTACATAATATAATGCTTGGTCGTTACCTGATGTGTATTGATTAAAATATGTTGGTGTATTTGCCATGGTTGTACACCATTTGGTTCCTGAACCATACTTACATGATGCTTCATATGTTAAAGGTTTGACAATTAAAATATTGGAATCTTCATATAATTTCTTGGCTCCTGATGAATCAAACTTATTTTGTTGGCTTTTTGAAGTTTCTTTGTGTGATTGTATGGCATTTCTTAAACCAGCAAAACTATACTTATTAATATCTTTTTCTTCTAATGATTGTTGGAATCTATCAAACTCTTTAATTAATTCAACATCGTCTATAATTTCTTCAATAGATGAATTTGGATGTAAATTTTTTAATAAGAAATCTCCGTATTTGAAATTGGTTTGAGCCAAAAAAGGATGACCTAAAGCATACTCCAATACCTCAATATGTTCTGGGTCTGCAGAAAATTTTTCTTCATATTTTTTACGTAAATCTTCTTTACGACCTTCAATAATAAGGATTGGAACTAATCTCATAACCATAAATATATGGTAATAAAAAAACCTCACCATATGATGAGGTTTTAATTGGTGGAGGTAGAGGGATTCGAACCCTCGTCTTGCCCATCTTGACAATAAATGACTACACGCTTAGGTCAACATTTAAGCTAATGTTCCGAAATTTCACAATTCCCTTATTTTAAAGTGGTTCGGTTTACTGAGAACTAATCCTCCACTTGTTTCTTTTAAGATAGAAACCACACCTTACAAGGACTTCTGTTCCTGGGTTAGTGTCCTCCCGACCCGATGGTTCTTCCTAATCTGATTAGGCTGCAACCGTAGCATCTTCACGGACTAATCCGATAGCTGCCATTTTGTTTAAAACGTTGCCGTTTAACTTTTGTATCCGTAGATTTAAGTGATAGGAAACTTCTCACTGCGTGCCACGTATCCCCAACTATGTCAATCGATACCAGTGTACCCCCATATTTTCAAAGAACATTAAAATCACTTTCGCCCCCTGTATAACTTTCGTTGGATGCTTAAGGTCAGCCTTAACTATTAAGGGAGCCACCCGTGATTTGTTATACAAAGGTAAGTATAAATATGAATATTCCAAACAAAACTGGTATTTATAGTAAAAAAATCCCCTGTGATAATAATTGAAGGTAAAACCGAAGACGTTGCAAAGAGATTGAAACAAAAGTTTCAGTATGATGGTCCATTTATTGACAGGATATTAAGTGTTGACCCTACAAGATATAAATACGTAGAATACATTGCCAAAAAATTAGAAAAAATTATTCCTGAGTTGGCAGGACCTAATGGTGGTCTTAATGTACAACAGGGAGAGGCTCTACAAGATTTATTTGGGACAATCATCCCTTGGTTCCATGCGAACGTAAATAGAATCAAAGAAGACGATATTTGGACTGCTGAAACAGCATTTAGAAACGACATGAATAGTGAATATGTTGTTCCAAACATTGAAGGTATTGCTCGTTCACCAAAAGACATCAATCAATATGAAAACCCACAATTCATCAAAAAGTTGATGAATACGATTGACGCAAGAAAAACTCAAAGGGAAATTGAAAGAGAGATTAAAACTCAAGCCGATAAGATTTATGAAGACAATGATGTCTTAGTTGTTAGACCTAAATCACATGCGGCGTCATGTTATTATGGTGCCAATACAAAATGGTGTACAACACAAACGGGAAACCCTGGTTATTTTGAAAAGTATTTCAGAGACGGAAACTTATATTATTTTTTAAATAAAAAAACTAATGATAAACTTGCGTTATATAGAAACGAAAATGAAAGACAAACCGAAGTATATAATTCTCAAGACCGAAATATACCATTAGAAGATTTAAGAGAAGCATTCCCAAATCAAAATGAGTTAATTGACGAATTATTAGGGATAGGTGAATTCATTAAAAAACTACGTGAATTTAGTAGAGGTAAGGCAAGTATTAGAGAACTTGAAGATTCGGATTCATCAATACTTGAAGTTATTCCTGCAGACCCATTGGGTCAAAGTAAAATTATATTTGATTTTGGCGATGACGATAATTTCTTAAAAATGTTGGATTTAAGTGATGATGACATTTGGTTTTTTAATGTGATTAATAGTCATTACAGTGATTATGAATTTATAGATTCATATACCGTTGATGAAGATTGGAAAGAAGGGTATATTGTTTATGGTGATTTAAATGATGAAAATAAGGAAAAATTAAAACAAATTTCGGAAGTTATATTACCATCAAAAGAATTTAATTTAAATAGCGACGAATATAGACAAGAGTTATCTTCAGTATTGTTAGATTTATTTGAAAGAGAAACCGATAATATTCTTAGTGACTATTTTGTGGAAAAAAATAGGGAAATGACAATTACCGCAAGAGAAAGTATGAATAAAGAACTTGAAAAAGTTGTGGAAGATATTGGGTTTTATTTTAAAAGAAAATTTGATGAGGTTTATACTACTCCTGCAAATATTGTAATGTTGGCAGCAAAACTTGGTATTAATAAAATTGATGCTATGTCATTAATAAAACAACTTATTGAAACATATGCTGGTAATATAGGAGGTTGGGCTGAGGACCAATATGAATACCAAGATTATGATAATTTTGATAAGGACTCATTTAATAATGAAGTTGAAAGACAATTAGATTCAATTATTGAAAAATTGGAAGATGACGTAAATGTTACGGAGTTTTTGGAATTTAGAAAAAGAATATTATCTAAATACAAAATAGATGTATGGTATGAATTACCAAAAGACAAGAAAAAAAGTTTCAAAATAAAAGAGTTTGATAAAGATGATATGACAGTATCAGTTGAAATGAGAACACCTGAAGGAAGATTTGAAACTAAAAAATATCCCGAAGAAAATTTTTATTATTTATTACACCAACCAGAGTTATTTTAATTTGGTTAGTTCTAATTAAAGTTATATATTTGCTTTATGGAACAAAATTTAGAATTACTTAAAGCCGTTTTGAGCGTGCCTACCGCAACGTATCACGAAGAAAAAATGGTCGCATTTTTGGTTAATTGGTTAACTGAAAATAATATTGAACACTACGTAGACCAACATAACAACGTCTATGCGACCAAACAAGAATCCCAAGACCTTCCTGAAGATTTTTATTTTCCATGTGTAATTTCACATACGGATACCGTACATGGACTTAACGATATCAATATTCGTGAGGAAATGTTACCAAACGCCCAAAAAGAAATTAAATTATCTTATAAGGCATACGATAACGATGGAGACCCAACAGGTATTGGTGGTGATGACAAATGTGGTGTTTTTGCATGTCTGACATTGTTAAAAGAACTACCTTATGTTAAGGCGGCATTCTTTGTATCTGAAGAAACAGGATGTCACGGTTCAATGAAGGCAGACCCAACTTTCTTTGAAAATGTTGGATACGGAATTCAATTTGATGCACCTGAGAACTGGATGATTACAGAGAAATGTTTTGGTCAAGTTTTGTTTGATAGAGAAACAGAATTCTTTGATGCTTGTGATGAAGTATTAACTGAAGGAATGGGTGATAGAATGAGATACATGGTTCACCCCTACACTGACGTATATGCTCTAAGAGGTAAGTTTGACTTCTCTTGTATTAACTTCTCAATTGGATACTACCAATATCATACAAGCCATGAATACGTCGTTGTTGAGGATGTAATTAACGGTATCGACATGGGTAAAAAAATGATTGATAAACTTGGTCATAAATTACATTATAAAGAGATGGTTGAACATGGTTGGAAATCCAAGTGGGTTTTTTAAATAAAGTTTTCTAACTTATCTAAATGTCTTTTAATCATCGGGTGGTCTTGAATATCATTATATTCGCCACCTGATTTTTTTATTTGTTTAATACTATCTATAATCATTTTTAATTGATATAATACCATTTTAGAAGTTAATGGGTAATTTTCAATATATGATGACAACCCTAAATTTTGTTTTGCAACATCAATAGGTAATCCAAGTTTGATTATTAGTTTTGCAATCATTTCTTTTCCAAATCTATCGGCATCTAATTCTAAATCCCAATAATGGTTTGCAATTTTTTCAAAGTCTTCTAAATCATAATCCGTTAAAGGATTGTCTAATCCCATTCCAGTTTTATCCATTTGTTCTTCATGTCTTATTTCATGGAATACGGTGTAAATAAAATCACCAAGAGTTGTCATTGCATTTGGAGAACAAATAATAATTTGGTCTTTGGTTCTCACACCATTAAAACCTGTAGAACAGGAGTTAAGAAATTTAACCGTAAAGTTATGGTCTTGAATATAATTAACAATAAACTTCTCAATTACATCGACCTTATCTTTTAAATCCTCAGGAAATTTTGTTTTAAATTTTTCCAATAATTTATTCAAATTTGATTTTGATTTGGGTTCGTTATCATGACCACATTCATGACAGATATATAAGTCATCACCTCCATCGGCAATATCCCACGACCATCCACATTTGTCACAAATTATTTCTTTATTTGTTACAGTTTCTATAATAACCTTTCTGATTAAATCCCTCATCAAATATAAATATAAAAAAAGGGGGAATAAATCCCCCCTTTCTTATTTATCGTCCTTTCTTTTGAACAACCACATTCTCATCCACAACTTTGATGATGTAGGTCTTACCCTCTACCATCTTACCCGTTAGGACTTCTTCAGATAATAGGTCTTCGACCTTGTCCTGAATTGCTCGTTTCAATGGACGAGCTCCGTACAATTCATCGTACCCAATCTTTGCCAAGTATTCTACCAAAGATTCGTCGTATGTGATTTTGTACTTCATGTCTACAAGACGAGTCATCAATTTGTTCAATTCGATGTCCGTAATCTTCTTGATGTCTTCTTGACCCAAAGAGTTGAATACGATTGTATCATCGATACGGTTGATGAACTCAGGTGAGAAGAAGTTTTTCATTTCCTTCATCAACATTTGTTTCTTAGCTTCTTCATTACTATATGAATTACTTGAGAAACCAATACCTGTTCCAAAGTCTTGTAGTTTTTTAACTCCCAAGTTTGATGTCAAGATAATCAAGGTATTCTTGAAGTTAATCTTACGACCCAAACTATCGGTTACGTGACCATCATCTAAAATTTGAAGTAGGATGGTGAACACATCTTTGTGAGCCTTTTCGACCTCATCGAATAGGATTACAGAATAAGGTTTGTTTTTAACTTTTTCAGTTAACAATCCACCTTCTTCATAACCTACGTATCCTGGAGGGGCTCCAACCAATTTGGATACGGTGTGTTTCTCTTGGTATTCAGACATGTCGACACGAATGAGAGCATCTTCGGAACCGAACATTTCTTTTGCCAATTGTTTTGCCAAATAGGTCTTACCAACACCAGTTGAACCCAAGAACACAAACGAACCTATTGGACGATTAGGGTCTTTGATACCCAAACGGTTTCTCTTGATTGCCTTCGCAATCTTAATCACCGCATTGTTTTGACCGATTACTTTGTCAATCAAAGTTTTGTCCAAGTCAACCAAAGCTTTGGTGTCGTCCACACTCATTTTACTTACAGGGATTTTTGTCATGTTCGATACAACATCATAAACATGTTCCAATAAGATGAGTTGTTTTTCTTTGGATAACTTTTCCTCAAACTTGATTTTCTCTTGGTCCAACTTTAACAACAACTTTTTCTCTTTGTCTCTAAGTTCAGCCGCCTGTTCGTAGTTTTGTTTTTTAACTACTTCCATTTTTTGGACTTTGATGTCCGCCGCTTTCTTCTTCAATTCTTCAATTGCTTCAGGAACTTTTAAGTCAGTCTGCATTCTTGCCCCAACCTCATCCAAGATGTCAAACGCTTTATCAGGGAACTCACGGTCCGTGATATAACGGTCTGCCAACTTAACACAAGTTTCAATCACCTCATCGCTGTAATTCACCTTATGGAAATCTTCGTATTTGTCACGAACATTTTTAAGGATTTGGATTGTCTCATCAACTGATGATGGTTCAACGATTACCTTTTGGAATCTACGTTCCAACGCTCCATCTTTTTCAATGTTTTTACGGAACTCATCTAATGTAGTTGCTCCGATACATTGAACTTCCCCACGTGCCAATGCGGGTTTAAAGATGTTTGAACCGTCCATTGAACCTGAAGAATTACCTGAACCAACCAAAGTGTGAATCTCATCGATGAATACGATGATGTTCGGGTTTGCTTGAAGTTCTTCGATAATCACCTTCATACGTTCTTCAAATTGTCCACGATACTTCGTACCAGCGACAACTGAAGTTAGGTCAAGATTGACAATACGTTTATCCACCAAATTACGAGGACAATCTCCATTTACAATCTTAATTGCCAAACCTTCAACAAGTGCGGTTTTACCACAGCCAGGTTCTCCAAGAATGATTGGGTTGTTTTTCTTTCTACGAGAAAGAATCTGAGCAATCCTTAAGATTTCTCGGTCACGACCAATTACAGGGTCAAGTTTACCAGCTTCTGCTAGTTTAATCAAATCTCTACTGAAGTTGTCCAATACAGGTGTGTTAGATTCTCCTGATGATTTTGATTTTTTGTTCATTGTTTTGTCGTCGTCGTCCATTAAGTCGTTCATATTTTTAAATTGTTTTACAAATTAACGTCAAATTTCATACACTTCCAAATAATTTGACAAATTGTCATGATAATTTTTTTAACCTGACATAATGTCATGGATTAATTGAAATTGTGTCTTATATTTATCATCGGTATGATACTTGACAAGTACAAAGATAATCAATAAATTTAAATAAAACAAAAAAATATGTTTAACAAAAGAAGATTTAACTTTAACTTTGACGACCTAATGGCTCGTTACGACAAAATGATGGAAGAATTCAATAAACAAGATTGGGATACCAAAACTTTTGAATCTCCTGATGGGAATTACAAATACACCCGTTATGTAAAGGTATTCGATTTATCAGATTTTGATAATGATAATTCAAAAGAAATGGATAAAGAAGAATATCTTAAAATCAAACTTGAAAGAGCAATTGAAATGGAAGATTTTGAACAAGCCGTTAAGTTGAGAGACCAAATCAAAAACTTGGGAACCAATCAAGAACAAATTGAAAAACTTGAATTGGAATTAAAAAAATCAATCGAAGAACAGAACTTCGAAAAATCAATTGAAATTCGAGACCATTTAAGAAAATTGAAGTCATAACATAATAACCCTCACCAAACGGTGGGGGTTTTATATTTATAAACATGAAACCATACGAAATATATTTGAATGAGTCGTTTACGTTGAAAAAACTACTTGAGACGTATCTTGAGCTACGACAACATTTTCAAGAGTTGGGATTTAGCGAACCCCAATTAGAAAAACCGCCAACGTATACACCGACCATGATGAGGTTATTTCGCGAATTTGGTAATCAAAGAGACACTTTACTTAATGATGTTACATCTTATGGTTTTGATATGAGTTTTGATGAGCTAACCGCTTATCTAACACCATTATTAAGCAAGATAAACGAATTAACACCACTTAAAGAAAATGGCAATAATAAAAGAAGTAATCGATGGGACGAAGATTAAAAACGAAATTAAATCTTCAAATATTAAATCTGCAGAGTACGACACAGAATCAAAAGATTTGGTCGTAGAATTCAATAACGGAGCAAAATACAAGTACAATAACGTACCTCACCAAGTATATACAAAGTTCAGATTGGCAGAATCTCAAGGTAAATTTTTCACTACCGACATCGCAAAACAATATTCATATAAAAAAGTTTAATTAACGGACTATTTATTAAGGATGAATAATTTTCAAAAAATCCTTAATAGTTTTTCGGTTAAAGAATCTTTAAATCCGAAAATTTGGGAAAATCCAAAAAATCCTGACAAGTCGGTTATGATACCAAAGGTCAGAAAGGCTCTTATGCTCATCGCAGAAAAGTTTATTGATTATTTGGGTGATGAGGTTTTTGTTGAAGATATTCATCTAACAGGTTCATTGGCCAATTACAATTGGTCCGAGTTTTCAGATTTTGATTTACACGTAATTGTTGATTTACAACAATACGAAAACCAATCAGAACTATATAAGGAACTATTCAATTTAAAAAAACAAGTTTTTAACGATAAACATGATATTCGAATCTTTGGATATGATGTTGAACTATATGCTCAAGATGTTGAAGAATCTCATTATAGTTCAGGAGTGTATTCCGTTATGAATAATGAGTGGATATCTGAACCAAAAAAATTCAAAAATAATGTTGATAAAGAAGTCCTAACAAAAAAGATTGAATGTTGGACGGAAAAGATTGATACCGCAATTGATGAGGGTAAAGATTTGGAAAAAATCAAAGAAAAATTAAAAGACTATAGAAAGTCAGGATTGGAATCAGATGGTGAATTATCTTATGAAAATCTTGTCTTTAAATTTTTAAGAAGGTCGGGTCATATTGAAAAATTGTTCGATACCGCAAATAAAGAAACTGATAAAGAACTGTCCATTGAAAGAACTATTCAAGAATATTCAAATAATTCACATTAATCGTATATTTATTAAGAAAAATTAAATGGCAGCTACTAAATATAATTTATATGGTTCTCCTTGTGGTTTAAATATTCAATTTAATGCAGTTGAATTTCCTGGTGGTGATATTTTAACTACAGGTCAAATTTATTACGTTGAATTTGATAATGGGGGTCAATTTTTCACAGGTTGTTTCTTAAACCAAGGAGCCAGTTTTGCAAACGTTTCATATACAGCAACAGTGTTAGGGGGTCAATTTGCGGATTGTCCAACTTGTGAGGCATCATTAATAACCCCAACACCCACAACCACTAGTACTCCGACACCAACTCCAACAGGAACTGCGTCGGTAACACCAACCAATACGACAACTCCAACCGTAACACCAACACAAACAGGTACTATTTCTATAACCCCAACAAACACTCCAACAGTAACTAAAACTCAAACAAACACCCCAACTCAAACAAATACTCCAACTCAAACAAATACTCCAACTAATACTAGTACTCAAACTCAAACTCCAAGTAATACACCAACACCAAGTAATACACCTGGTGTATGTAAAACATATCAATTATATGGTGGAACGGGTGACACAACATTTGTCGGTAAAGATTGTAATGGATTTACATTTACAGTTCAAGTTCAGGCTTTTCAAACACTTACGACATGTGCCACAGAAATAATTATAATTCAAGGTAACGGGTCTTATGTTTCAATAGGTTCTTGTCCATTACCAACACCAACACCAACAGTAACACCAACTAATACATCAAGTAATACACCAACACCATCAGTAACTACAACTAAAACTCCAACACAAACAGGAACTGCTGCAGTTACACCAACCCAAACACCTACTCAAACCCAAACACCTACTCAAACCCAAACAGGAACTGCATCTGTAACTTCAACTCCTACACCAACTAAAACGCCAACTCAAACAGGAACTCCTACAGGAACTGCGGCGGTTACTCCAACACCAACTAAAACACCGACCTCAACTCCAACTCAAACAGGAACTGCATCGGTTACACCTACACCAACTAAAACTCCAACTCAAACAGGAACTCCAGCGGTAACTCCAAGTCCAACACCAACTTATTGGTTTACAGGTTTTTCAGCTGACCAACAATACGCATACACTTTAGATATCTTGGGTAACTTTAGTGGTGGAAGTGCTGATTTCTCAGGAGCATACGCACCTCACCCAGTCTTCTTGGATAATGAAGGAATACCAGTACAACAATTAAACGGAATCACGTTAGGTGGTTTTAACGGATTAAATAACTAAAAAATAAATAACAACAAATATGGCAGACTTAAAAGCAATTGGAAGTGAAAAACTTACAGGCCAAGACAAGATAAATAGAATTATGGAAATTGCTAGATTTAAAGAGGCAACTCCTAAAACTATAAATGAAAATGCTACTTCAGAGTATTCGATTTCTCTTGCAGATGGAAACAATTATCAAATTGTTAGAGAAAGACAAGGATATATTATTAAAAAAACTATTTCCGAATCTGAGACGGATTATATTGAACCTATGAAAAATAGAAAATACTATTCCTCGTATTCTCAAGCATTAAAAAGATTAAATCTTGTTGCGGGTGAGTTAAATAGAGTTAACGAAAATGAGGAAGGTGTTTCATTATACGGTGAACAAAAAAGATTCACATTAAAAACTCCAAAACCAGCGGCACCTGAAATGCCTGCAGGACCACCAGCAGAATTACCTGCGGCTCCTCCAGCGGTTCCAAGTCCTGAATTACCTCCATCTCCAATGGGTGGTGAAGAAATGCCGATGGATGACATGGGTGGTGAAGAAATGCCGATGGATGACATGGGTGGTGAAGATATTGATGTTGACGTAGATGTTGATGCTGAAGGTGGAGAAACACCTGAAGACCAAATAACATTTAAAACGATTCAAAAATTAACAGGTAAATTAACTCAAAAAATTAGAACATTAGATAACGAAGATGGTATGACATCAGAAGATGTTAAGTACGTTATCAACATGATTTTATCGGCACTTGATTTAACTTCATTATCTGAAGAAGATAAAGAAGATATCATGTCAAAATTTGAAGAAGATGAAACTGAAGAATTTGGTCAAGAAGATGATATGGATGGTGAAGACTTTACAGATGACACTGAAGTTGAGGATATTCAAGCTGACATGGACGTACCTGTTGAAGGTTACGAAATGGAAGAAGAGGAGTACGGAAACGGAGCAATCTTTGATAGTATCTTTGGTGAGTCTAAAGTTGACAAAGTTATTTCAAAATACTTTGAAGTTTCTAAATCAGAAATTAGAGAACACAAAGAAAAACAAGTACAAAAACAATTACAAAAAAGAACAATCGTTAAAACAATCATGGAATCAGTAACGAAAATGACTGAAACTATTGAACAAGAATTGGCGGCTGAAAAATTTGTAAAAGAAAACGTAAATTCTAAATTTATTGGGGTTACTAATAAAAAGAATTTAGTGTTTGAAACTAAATCAGGTCAAGTTAAAATAACACCAAACGGAGAAATTCTATGAGTTATTTAACTTATGTTAATGGACTTGGTCCTAACTATAAGGGAGATAATTTATATGAGTTTATTTTTTCGGATAGTTTGGATGTTTGGGGTGACTCATGGGAGAGTAGACCTTCAAACGGTTATCCAACACCACCTGAATTAAAATATATTAAGAAAGTAGGAGTTCTGAGAAATACTGATTTAAAATTGGAATTGATTCAGAACTCCGATTTTTTTTGTATGATAGATGCGATGGACGATGTTGTTGCATTAGCCTGGGAAACAGAAGAATTGGAAGGACAAAAAAGATTGGTCTTTAGATTTGGATGTACCGAAAAAGAAATAAAAGATAAACTCTATGAAAGAGATTTAATTTTGGAATTTGAACAAAAAGTAGTCTATGAAAACTAATATAAAAGCACTTCAACTAATTGAAAAAGGTTTATCTTCTAACACTGTTAGTAAGTTAAACGAATCTCAAATTAATGTATTACACACAAAAATGTTTACTGAACAAGCGACAAATCCAAAAGTTGCTCAGAAAATGAAAGACATTGGAGCATTAAATCAACAACTTACTTCGGTTGAACTTAAAATGAAAAACCTTGGTTTGGAGGAAGATGATGATTTTGATTTGGATGCTGACCAAGCCTATACAGGACAACAAGGTTCTCATGATGAATATCAGGCATCTGATGATGGTATGGATGATGATACATCGCCAGAAAACCATGATAGTAAAATGATTGGTATGTCTGAAGAAAAAGACGGAGAACCAAATCCATATTCTATTTGTCACGCACAAGTTGGACCTAAAAAATCAAGAAAATTTGAAAGATGTGTAATGTCTGTAAAAAAACAGCTTAAAGAAGGAAAAAATCCCGTATCTTTGTTTTTAGAAACTCAAATAGAAAAAATCGTGGAAAGAAACATGCCTCCAAAAATTACAAAAGGTGACTTAGTTAGATACATTTCAGAACAAGGTACTGCTCCGTCACCAACAACAAAACCAGCACCAACAAAACCTGGTGTATCTCCTGGTAAAAAACCAAGACCTGCACATCCAGGTAAGAATCCAAATCCAGGTGAAAATCCCGCACCAAAGGCGAAAAAAGTTTCCCCTGAAGATGCGAAAGAAAAAGTGATTGACGTTATAATGCAAATACTACAAAAATAATCATGGCAAGAAAAATTAAAGAACAAATCGATTACGGGAACAGACCCGAAAGAATGGACCCCAACCTTGAAAGAAAGTTGGCTAGTCCTGAAGGATTATATGCTACGAATCCTGCAATGAAAAAAGGTGCTGAAGACGTACAAAGATTGGTTAGTAAAAGATTTCAAAAAGTCGCTGATAAATTAAGCCAAGTTACAGGTATTGAAGACTTAAGTTCTCAACAAGTACAAGGTATGATTTATCAAGAGATGATGAGAAAACTACCTAACATTATGAGAATCGAAGCCGCTCACAGAGATGAACTAATTGAGTTAGCGAAAGAAGCATCATTGGAAGACGCTGAGGTTCCTGCGGATTGGTATGAAATTGAAGCGTCTTTAGGGATGCCATCTACAGACAATTTCAGAATGCAACCTGAACCTGAAGATGATGACGAAGAAGATGAAGACGAAGATAAAAAAGAAAAATTACAATTCCCTTCTTTTGACATTGACGATTTAACTGATGAAGAAATACTTGAGTTAGAGAAACACAAAAGAAATATTATTAATGCTCTTATTCAGGGAGCTGCAAAAAAAGGTCATTACCTTTTCCAAAAACCTGATGTAAAATCAAGATTAGATGCAATTGACCCTTCACTTTATGGTGATTATTTGGGTATTATGGCAATCAACGATTTCTTATACTTTAGTATGGAACAGATGATTGAAATGATGAGTCAAACAGGTCAAGGAGTTGCAGGTAAAGTTGAATTAGAAGATACTGACGATGAAGACGGTGGTGGTGAAGGAGAAGAAGGTGAAGAAAGACCTGATACTAGAATTGTTGCAACAGGTTTAATTTTCCCAATCCTTTGTCATGAAATTATTAAAGGTTTGGAAGAAGCTAAAGGTAGACATGGTTTACCATCGGACCCTGGCATGAGAGAAAAAGTTATGGGTCAAGTAGACACATTAGCAAATGAACCAATGCAATTACGTATTGGTCCTGAAATTGTTGAAAAAATACGTTTCGCATTACCTGATGATATTTTTGACCCTGAATATAAAGGATTGATTAATTGGTTCCATATCTTATTATATCAAATTGAGGCCAAAGAATTCTTGGAAATTATCGGAAATGCTATATCAGAAGACTCAACTAAATTGTCAAGAGCTAAAAAACGATTTGAAGAAATTGTTAGAGAAGCTAAGCAAATGAAAGATGAGTATGACAATTACAAAGAGGAAGAGAATATCGACCCTGATGATGATGATGGATTAGATGATTTCTTAAGTGGTTTAGGCATAACAAGACCTAACTAACATGTGTGAATAAAGAACAACTGATTATAGAGGTAACGAAGTGTATGAGGAACACACCTTATGCACTTCGTACTTATTTACAGACATACGATAATACCGTATCAAAATACGTCCCATTAGATTTATTCCCCGACCAAGTTAGTCTTATAGAAGACTATGATACATACAACGAAAACATTGCGTTAAAGTATCGTCAGGCGGGTGTATCCACAGTAACTGCAGCTTGGATATCAAAAAGATTGGTTTTTGCCAAGAAAAACAAACCAGAAAAAATTCTTATTATTGCCAACAAATTGGATACATCTATGGAGATGGCAAATAAGGTTAGGGGGTTCACAGAACAATGGCCTGAATGGGTTGGTGTTGGATTCTCAAAAGAAAAAAATTCACAACGACATTTTAAATTAACCAACAACTGTGAAGTTAAAGCCGTGGCTACCTCACGAGATGCCTTGAGGGGTTATACTCCCACCATCCTTGTATTTGACGAGGCGGCGTTTATCGAGGCAGACTCAGACTTCTGGTCAGCCTGTATGGCTTCACTATCTACGGGTGGTAAGGTAATTGTTGTATCCACACCAAACGGATATGACCCCATCTATTATGAAATCTACGACCAGTCATTAAGGAACATGAACGATTTCAAAATATCTGAGATGTTTTGGTATCGTGACCCAAGATATACAAAAGATTTGTATATGGTTAAAACTCCTGACTTGGTCCATTTCTTATTAAACCGAGAAGAATATTCTGACAAAGATGTTATTGACTTATCTATGGAAAATCCATACGAAAGAGACCATACCATTGTAACTGACTATATTGAACAAGGATACAAACCATGTTCCGCTTGGTTTGAAAGTATGGTTAAGAAATTAAAGTTTGATAGACGTAAAGTTGCTCAAGAGTTAGAATGTGACTTTTTAGGTTCGGGTGATAATGTATTCGAATCTGAATTGATGCAAGAAATCTCTAAAAATAGTTTACGTGACCCACAAGCCAAGTTAATGGGAGGTTCACTATGGATATTTAAAGAGCCTGTAAACGGACATAAGTACGTAATGGGTGTCGATGTATCAAGAGGTGACTCCGAAGACTTCTCAAGTATTGAAATTATTGATTTTGACACAAGAGAACAAGTATTGGAATATGTTGCCAAGGTTCCACCAGATGTATTAGCAGAAATTGCTTATAAATGGGGGACAATGTATAATGCTTACTGTGTAATTGATATCACGGGAGGTATGGGCATTTCTACCGCAAGAAAATTACAAGAATTAAGTTATCAAGGTGGATTATACGTTGATAATGTTGATACAAGTAATAAGTGGAAATGGGACCCAAAAATTAACGATAAGATACCAGGTATTAACTTTAACTCAAAAAGGGTTCAGATTATTGCTGCATTTGAAGAAAATGTTAGACACGGATTTAAAGTATATTCGAGCAGATTATATAATGAGATGAATACCTTCATTTACATTAATGGAAGACCAGACCACCAAAAAGGACACCATGATGACTGTATCATGGGAGTTTCTATGGCATTATATGTCGCTGAAAAATCATTCCAATCTTTAGAAAAGGTTACTAACCACACTAAAGCAATGATTAACTCATGGGCAACCAATGTTAATGAGAACAAAAACTCTTCCGAATTCTTTAATCCAATGGTTCCACAGATGGGTAGAGGTAATGGTATGGGTAATCATGGTGAAGCAACTAAAGCTGATTACCAAAAATACGGATGGCTATTTGGTGGCTGATAAGTATTTATATTATCAAAGTAATTAGTAAGATTGTAATATGAGCGAACAAAATCTAACGGTATGGCAGAGGTTATCCCAAACATTCGGGCCAAATTCATTATTGAAACAAGATTATCCGACGTTTAAGTTCGATAAAAAGGAACTCCTACGTACCACAAACCGTGATGATTATGAAAGGGAGAAACTCCAAGCTCAACAAACATTTTATTTAACAAATCAATGGGCTAAAGTTGAAAACAACTTATATTCCCAAGCAATTTATTATGAACCATCAAGATTGTCTGCCCAATATGACTACGAGTCAATGGAGTATACACCTGAGATTTCTGCGGCATTAGATATCTATTCTGAAGAATCTACAACAACAAATGAAGATGGTTTTATTTTACAAATCTATTCTGAATCAAAAAGAATTAAATCTGTATTGGCAGATTTATTTAACAATGCCCTTGATATTAACACTAACTTACCGATGTGGACAAGAAACACTTGTAAGTATGGTGATAACTTTGTTTACCTTAAATTAGACCCTGAAAAAGGGATTGTCGGTTGTCAACAATTACCAACAATTGAAATTGAACGTCATGAGGTTGGTGTAACTGCCAAAATCACTATTGATATTACACAAGAAAAAGATGAGAACAAAAAGGCTCTTCACTTTACTTGGAAAAATAGAAACATGGAATTCCAATCATGGGAGATTGCTCACTTCAGATTATTAGGTGATGACAGAAAACTTCCTTATGGTACATCTATGTTGGAAAAGGCGAGACGTATTTGGAAACAGTTATTGTTATCAGAAGATGCAATGTTAATTTATCGTACATCAAGAGCACCTGAAAGAAGAATGTTTAAAGTATTCGTGGGTAACATGAATGACGATGACGTTGAAGCATACGTAAACCGTGTTGCCAACAAGTTCAAAAGAGAACAAGTTGTGGATTCAAAAACAGGAAACGTAGATATGAGATTCAACCAAATGGCTGTTGACCAAGATTATTTTATCCCTGTTCGTGACCCTGCGGCACCAGACCCAATAACAACATTACCTGGAGCAACAAACTTATCAGAGATTGCCGATATTGAATATATTCAAAAGAAATTATTAACCGCACTTCGTGTTCCTAAAGCGTTTTTAGGATTTGAAGAAGTTGTTGGTGATGGTAAAAACTTATCATTACAAGATATTCGTTTTGCTCGTACAATCAACAGAATTCAAAAAAGCATGATTGCCGAGTTAAACAAAATTGCAATCGTTCACTTATTCTTATTAGGATTTGAAGACGAATTACAAAACTTTACGTTAGGTCTTACTAACCCTTCTACCCAAGCAGATTTATTAAAAATCGACGTATGGAAAGAAAAAGTATTATTGTATAAAGATTTGGTTGCTGACCCTGGAAACGGTATTCAACCTACATCATCTACATGGGCTAAGAAACACATCTTTGGTTGGTCTGATGAAGAAATCAGATTGGATTTACAACAACAAAGAATTGAAAGAGCGGTTGGTGAAGAACTTAAAGCAACTCCTACAGTTATTACCAAAACAGGTTTATTTGATAATATTGACAAGTTATACGGAAGTACTACAGGTGGTACTGCAACTGCAGCGGCAACCACAGGAGATGAAGATATGGGGGCAGTTCCTTCATTTGGTGGCGGAGGATTTGAAACCGCACCTGCAGGGGGTGAAGAAGCTCCACCAGCGGCGGAAGAAACTCCACCAGCAGGAGGTGAGGTTACACCTGAATCCAAAAAAGAAAGAATGAATATTCTTTTAGAAAGTGGATTTGCAAAACAAAACAGATTTTTTAATTTAGACCAAGGTCAAGATTCTTTAGGAGAAATTTCAAAAGAATTAGATAAGTTGTTAAACTCGTAATATTTATATTGAAAACAGACAAAATGACTTTCGGACAAATTAAATCCATAATTGAAAACAATTTATTAGAATCCTACAAAAATGAGCAGGAGTTTAAAAAATCGTTAAAAGAGTTCAAACACAATGTTTTGAGCAATAAGAATATGTCAAAATTATATTCTTTATACGACCAATTAACAACACCTCAAGGATTAACTGAAAATGACGCCAAAGACTTTCTTGATGAAGGTGTTAGTTTAATTCAAAAACTATTACCGTCAATTAAAACTCCAAAAACTGTAACTGAAAACGTTGAGAACAAATATTCTGACGTTGATGTTCTTGTATACACAAACAAGTTAGATTTAATGGAGAGATTAAAATCTAAGAAAAATTTAATTCAAACATTAACGTTAGACAAAAAATCAACCATAAAGGAAACAATCAACATTCCTTTAAAATCTATGATTTCTATTGCTAATCACACTTTGAATAACTATATTGATAATCTTGACGAAACCGCAAAAAAAGAATTCATTCAATTAATGTCTGAAGATACTTCATTACTTAAAGAAAAATTTGAAACTTTAAGAGAGAGTACAATAACTAAATTGAACACTCTTTTAGAAAACGAAAACGAGTTTGAAATTAAGACAAAATTGTCAGAAACAATCGATAGATTGAAAGTCGAAAAATTTGACCAGCTTAATTTCCTTAAGTTAAAAGGCTTAGAAGAATCAATCTAATTTAGATTTCATCTTTTGAACGTAAGACGCTTTCAACTTTTGTTGTCTTCTTTCCACCGATTTTTTAACAAATTCTTTCTTACCAAACAACATCTGATTTTGTTTAGTTTTAATTACTTTTGACTTTAATGTCTTTAGGGCTTTTTCTATCCCATCTTTTTTTACATCTACTTTTAACATATAATACAAATATCTTAATTTTTCTGAAAGTTTTTGACAATCCCTATAAAATTTGTTATTTTTTAACAAACAAATAAACATTGACAACATGAAACTTAATGAAAAAAGGAAAAAGTGTAAAGTTAAATCTCTACAACCCAATTAAATCTGTATACGGAACGGTAGATTCAAAAAATTTGAAATCGTTATACATAAACATACAATCATGGGTAACCCCAAAATTTGAACACGACAATTGGAATCGAATTGTCTGTAATTTAAGTAGAGATATCAAACATTCAGTCTATAACTCCATAAACCACGAATTATTCAAAGAACAGAGTATAGTTGATTTAGACCTAAGAACAAGTGGAATTTCACACGGAAAAAAATCCTTTTTAAATTTAGAGGTTAATTTATATACCAACAATGAAATGGATTTTAAATCTCAAGAAATTAAAAATTCAGTTAAAACAATTATCAAAAGTATAGTAAAAGAGAATGTAATCCAAAACAAATACTTCGATTTTTCACCATCAAAAAACGATTAACCTTAAAAAGATACTTATATCGTATATTTATCTTAAAACGAATTCATGAAACAATTAAGAATTTTAGAAGCAAGTGAAGTAGGTCATGGAATATTGGTTGAAACCGATGCAGGTTGGATATCACCAAAAGATGTTCGTAACGCCGAGATGTTAAGAGAAGCAAAAGAATTAGATTATAGAAATCCTTTTGAATTTTATGCGGTATTACAGAAATACGATACACCAAATAGAAATGGAAGATTTTATCCTGAGAGAATATTAAAGAGAGAAGCTGAGAACTATAAAAAGGCAATTGCTAAAGGTTTGTCTACTTCAGAACTTAATCACCCTGAATCATCTTTAATTGACTTGGATAGAGTATCCCATATTATCACAGACATATGGTGGGATAAAAATATCTTGATGGGTAAACTTAAATTGTTAACATCACCAGGATTTCATGAAAGAGGTATTGTTTCTACTAAAGGAGACCAAGCGGCTAACTTAATGAGACAAGGTGTTACTATGGGAGTTTCTTCAAGAGGGGTAGGTTCTTTGAAAAAAGTTGGTGAAAGAAATGAAGTACAGGATGATTTCGAATTAATCTGTTTTGACTTGGTATCATCTCCATCTACACCAGGAGCTTACTTATTTGGTAATCCTAATGATAGAGACAAGTATGAAGAAAACTTGGAAGAAGAAAAAAAATACAAATCACCTGAAAATTCGGAATTTCAATCTAAAGGAGTTGACTTAATGAGAAAATTAACCGATTATTTGGGAAAATAATAAATTATGGACGAAAAATATTTTGTAGCAAAAATTCAGTACGATTTACCTGACGAGAATACTGGTAAAATTAAAAAAATTAGAGAAGAGAAACTTGTTAAAGGATTCTCAGTAACCGATGTTGAAGCTAAGGTTACGGAAAAGTATCAAGGATTTACAAATGATTGGAGGATAACTTCAGTATCAGAAAGTAAAATTGATGAAGTAATTGAATAAAAAATAAAGTGGTTTAACAACCACTTTTTTTATGCTCTAAACTTTTTGTAAAAATAAAAATAAGATTACATAACCATAAAAGTGAATTTTTTATTATTTGACACTATTTATATTGTAAAAATAATAGATTTTCATGAAAGAAAACAAATTAGTTCAAGAGGCTCTTATTCAAATGAAACAAGTTGAAGATGTCATAGCCGAAAATGCAAAAGGAATACTTGCTTCTACAATGAAGGAGGAAATCAACCAATTAGTAAAAGAATCTCTTTCCGAACAGGATGATGAGGAGATTGATGTAGATGCAGACGTTGATACGGATGCTGATAACGATGAAATGGAAATGGACGTTGATATGGAAATGGGTTCTGATGAAGAAGACATGGATATGGACATGGATATGGACATGGATTCAGAAGAAAGTCCAATAGATTTAACTGACGCTTCTGACGAGGAAATCTTGAAAGTATTCAAAGCTATGGGTGAAGATGACGGTATCATTGTTAAAAAAGATGGTGAAAACGTTCATTTATCCGATGATGATGCTGACGTAGAATATCTTGTTAAGCTTGGTGAGTCTGAAGAAGACGAATTAATGCAAGAAGATGATATGAATTACGACGAACAAGACGAATCAGTTGATGACGTTATTAACGCTATTTTCTCTGATAGTGGTGACGTATCAGATGTTGATTCATCAGATATGGAAGATTTCGATGATGAAGAAGTTGTTTATGAAATCACATTAGATGATGAAGACGACATGATGGAAGAAGAATCTGACGACATGATGGAAGAAGACGACATGATGGAAGAAGAATCTGACGAAATGATGGAAGAAGACGACATGGACGATTTAACAAATGAAACTTACAAACCTAAGGGTGTTGGAATTGGCTCAGGTCCTAAATTTTCTTACAAAGATAAAGCTAAAGGCGGATTCGATGAAAAGAAAAAACAAGGTCCTAAATCAGTAGGTACTGGTAAAGCAAAATTCGAATACAAGAAAGGTGCAAATATGGAAGGAAAATCTAAAGTTGTTAAAGCAGAAACTAAAGAAGGTGATTACGGAATGAATAAGGGTGACAAATCTAAAACTATGAAAGGTAAAGAAGATTTCACCACTAAAAAAGGTATGACAAATTCTAAAGGAGAAAAAGCTTTTGAAAAAGTAGAAACTAAAGAAGCTGCTAGAACATACGGAATGGGTTCCAAAGAAGGTAGAGGATTAAGAAAGGGCATCACAAATAACAGAAACTATAACTATAGTAATAGTGGTGTTAAAGTTGAATCTACCCAAGAAGAAGTTAGAATGTTGAGAGAAAAAAATGAAGAGTACAGAAAAGCATTGAATGTATTTAGAGAAAAACTTAACGAAGTTGCAATCTTTAATTCAAACTTGGCTTACGCTACAAGATTGTTCACAGAACACTCAACTACTAAAAAAGAAAAATTAAATATCCTAAGAAGATTTGATGATGTTGAAACTTTAAAAGAATCTAAAAATCTTTATAAGTCAATCAAAGACGAATTATCTCAGGTAGATACAAAATCAATTAATGAATCAGTAGGTCAAAAATTAAACAAAACTGTTACTACAGGTTCATCAACAACATTGATTGAATCAAAAACTTATGAAAATCCACAATTCTTAAGAATGAAGGATTTAATGGGTAAAATTGGTTAAAAAAATAAATAAAAATAAACTAAAAACAAAACAAATACTAAAATGGGAGCATTATTAGAATCAGGTCTTGTAGGTAACATCGGTTTAAAACACCTTAAAGTTATCAAAGAAGACACAATCAACAAATGGGACAAATTAGGATTCTTAGAGGGTCTTAAAGGTCACATGAGAGAAAACGTAGCACAATTATACGAAAACCAAGCAT